GCAGACAAATATCCCATTCAAAGTATTGTTGATGCTGGATGGAGAGAAGCAGACCACAAGTACCCGAAAATTTTATGCGTCAGCCCGGAAACCGGAAGCCCAACGTGGGCAGACAAAGTAGTTATCAAAGGAAAGGATTTCTCTAATAATGCAATTGCAAACGGGTATAATCCTGAACCAATTCCTTGGGACCCAGATGGTCCTGCAGGTCAAGGAGTTCATGCTCAACCTGACATCGCAGACCTTATTCGAGGATATTTTTATGATAATAATGCGTCTGGATTTTATACTGACCTAATGAGAGATAACCCTCTCTGGAATAGTACCCTTCACCCAGCAGGAACATTCGAGCAGATGAAGACTTCTAATACGCATATACAAGCTTGGATGGCTTACGATGATGCTTGGGGTTCTCCCGACATGTTAGTAAGTTCTCTTATAGAAGCACCTACTGGAGCTATGCGATCGATCACTATTAGTACCGGAGGTCATGGGTCTCCTGAAAACATTATGGAAAGCGAATTTCAGTTAAAAATTAATAGGGTTGGTTTATTTCAGTATTTTATGCAAGATGTACCTGCTCCGGTCCTGAACTACGAAGGTGGGTATTCTCCACCAACGATATATGGTCCTATTTCTGATAATCCAAGTATTAGATACGCAATTATTCCTGATGATCCTCGATGGAAGGATTCTCCCGAAGCCGAATCGCTTCTAGAATCTTACTTCGCATATGATCCTAGTTCCAACTTTTATTACGGAACCGGTTTACTAGACGATGACCACGCCACCCTAAAAACCCTATACCTAACCAATACTGACGACGTACTCGGTATCAGTGACACTGCTCCGTCTGAAACTTCCACTTCCATCGCAGGAAACTCAAAACATGAGATTTTAATTGAAGGGTATGACATGTCTTCTTATGTAAATGAAGCTTCTGCTGGAATTTATGGGGTACAATCTATTTTGAAAGGGGTATCTTTTCCGGGTTTTGAACACGATCCTGTTATAAGTCTAAGTTCTTTAGCTTTTGGTAACACTATAGATTCACTTTACGGTATACCAGAAGACTTGCTCTATATCGGTCAGGCCAGTGCTGTGATAACGGTATCGGCTAACAATCCGGATTTTCATGTACACGTATCTTTATTTGATGTTTCTGACGAATGGGGGGCGGGTGTGGAGGAGAGGTATATCAATGGTGCGACGTATAGTGTTGTGGGTCACGACATGGCAGGACCTCAGGAAATTGTACTTCCTTTTGGTGTTTACGGATATCAACTAAAGGCAGGTCACGGACTGAGAATTAAGATTGAGAATATGGCAATACACAGGCCCCCGTACATGAATCGAGTTCGCTACGGAGTTTTTAGGATTATCCCTAAATGGCACGATTTTGAATTCAATGTGTTCCACAACCATCCGGACACCTCACCCTCTAGGATTATACTTCCTCTTCACATCAAACTAACTGAAAGAGTCCTTGACAGACCTACAGTATACGCATAAATACATATATGAGACCTTTGGAAGATATACGCAAAAGTATTCAAGCTTTGGAACTGAATAGCCGTACAAACTCTGATTTTTACAGAGAGTATGTGCAATTTCTTATTCGTAAGATGAGTACGATGACTGTTGTGGATTCAGAGGGAAAAGAACAAAAAATAGAATCTTTCTTCGCAAACCCAGAAAGAGCGGTTGCTAAAATGAAAGAAGATAGGAACTTAGTTCTCCCGGTGGTTACTATTTCTATTGATGACATTGATGATGACGTGACTAGACGAAGGAATGCTAACGTTATTGAAATGCAGACATACTGGGACAAGAAGAGCCAAAGAGCTATTAGAATCGTGTCTGTAGCTCCAAAAGCTGCCAAGGTTGCATTTCTTATAAATTTTTGGGCAAAATACACTGAGGATATAAATCAGATGATGGAGTCCATTCAGCTAATGTTCAATCCAGCCTTAAATATAAAGACTAAGTTTAGTAGTACTGTCAAAGCCTTTATATCTCAAGTATCAAATGCTTCTATAACGTCATTAGGAGATAGGGAAGACAGAGTCCTAAAGAAAACGATTCAAATATCGGTAGAAACTTATATCCCTAATAGAAAATATTTGTACACGAGTACTGGCCAAATAGAAAAGATATCTGCAGAGTTTGATATTGATATGGATACCGAAGGTCTTGTAGACGTCACTACTTCATCTATGGCATGGAAACCTCCAGATCCAAAAATCATCCCTCCCCCACATTTATCTGACCCAGAACCTCCCCTCCAAAGAACATAACTGTTTTATACGTAAAATTATCTGTAGATTAAGCCAGTGGGTAGCTAAATAAATTAGAGGAAACAGCATGCTAACTATAAGAAATCTCAGCTCCCAAGGCAAAGAACTAATATTTTTTGACGGTAAGGACTACCTTCATCACTGGCTAGAATCTAAGTCTTCCGTCAAGATTCCAGAATCTTTTATCACCCCTACAGTACAAACTCTTGCAAGGAGAAAACTTATCTCCATTAAGACAGCCTAAAAGAATTATAAATGCCAACTTACAACAGCCCCGGATCATACGTCATCGAGAAAGATTTCTCGGAATATCCTATTGCAGTAAACTCTTCCATCGCTGGAATCGTAGGTTTTGCTGCAGCAGGCCCACTAAACAAAGCTACACTCGTCACTAGTGCAGCTCAGCTAATTAGAAGCTTTGGAACCCCAGACATGGTGTCTGGAGGTCAAGGTATCTTAGCTGCTGCGGAAATTCTAAGCAGAACGAATGCGATTTATTTTGTTAGAACTGCTACAGATCTTGCTGCAGATGCAAGTGCTGGAATGTATTATGGAGCATGCCCTGCAATTTATGTTTCTGGTGTTTCCGGAACCAACGCGATGAACATCTCGCTTTCCTCTACAGATGGAGCTGGAGTTGATAATACTCCATTCGGATCTTCACACTACGTTCTGCACATACCTGCAGGTGTTGCGGGATCAGGAGCAGCTCAGATTTCCGATGCTGTGGCAAAAGTACAAACCGATACTTGGCCGTGGACTTTTGTGCAAGATACTTCCGATTCTGGATGGTTTGTTGGCTCCTATGCAGGATCCGCAGCAAACTTGCAAGTGTCTTCTGATGTGATGGTAATGGGAGCCGTATCTGCTCATACCGGAAATCCACACGGGGTAGGCTATCAGAATGCCATTTATTTAAAAGCACACGGCCTCACGGTCTTTCCCGGTTCTCCGGGAGGCCAGTACGTAGCCCAATCCTTATACACTGGAAAAGACTACAACTTTAGTTCTATTACAAGAGTTGCAGGTGTTTCCAATAAAGGACTTCAATCTGTTGTCGCGTCTCAATCAGGAAAAGGATTTACACTTCAACTCTCAAAGGATGGAGCTGTAGAAGAAAAGTTCCAATTGGACTTCGAGAAGGACGGAGAGTCTGGCAACTTTGCTGAGAATGTAATCAACGTTGGGTTGGATAACGCAGTATCAGACCACATTAAAGGTCAGTTTTTCGACTTTTCTGGTGGAGGTAACGCAGAAGAGTTTACTCCTCCAACAGCTTGGCAAAACAAGCTTACAGGTACAACCGGTGCAACCGCTGGTAAAACTAACCACCACCAGCAGCCAACCGGTGCGACAGGCACCCCCCCAGTCTTCGGGTCAATCACACCCAGATTTATGAAATTTATTAATGGGTCCACTTCTTTCGCTGGAGGTGTAAATGGTGATATCGCAGACGAGGGTGGAACCGTAAACGAAAGGGTCAAGGCAGCACTTATTGGAAATCAAGCTACCAAGACTGGACTTTATGCCCTGGACAGAGATGATCTAAACATCTCAATGGCATGTATTCCTGGAATTTCCGAACAGTCTGTTCAGAATTCACTAATTTCTCTTGCCGAGTCGAGCCAAAACTTCCTAGCTGTAACGTCTCCTCCGGAAGGATTAGATACTGCACAAGAAGCAATCAACTGGCACAATGGCCAAGGAACCGGAAGATCCGTAGCCCTGAACTCCTCCTACGCCGCCGTTTACTGGCCATGGGTAAAAATCTTTGATGTTTGGAGCAAGTCCGATAAGTTTATCGATCCTGCCGCATTCGCCATAGCAACTATGGCTCACACAGACGCGGTTTCAGATCCTTGGTTCGCTCCAGCAGGTCTCACCCGTGGTAGACTAACCAAGCCCTTTGATGTTGAAGTATATCTAAACCAAGGGGATAGAGACGCTCTGTACCAACCAGGAAACGGTGTCAACCCTATTGCTAAATTCGCACAAGATGGGATCGTAATCTGGGGACAGAGAACCACTCAAAGAACTCCAAGCGCTTTGGACAGAATTAATGTTCGCAGGATGATGATTGTTATTCGTAAGATGATTATGGCTTCTACTAGAGCTCTAATCTTCGAACCTAACGATCCAGTCACTTGGAACAGAGTAGCAAAAGTTCTTGAGCCTGCCCTGGATGACATCCGTCGTCGCAGAGGTATTACAGAATTCAAAGTTGTTTGTGATGAAACCACGAACACTCCCATTAGAGTTGATAGAAATGAACTATGGTGTCGGGTACTAATCAAGCCCACCAAAACCGCCGAAGTTCTTGTTTTCGAGCTCAACCTAACTAACCAGTCAGCAGACTTGGGCTAACAGCAAACATATATAAAGTAAATGGCTAACGCATACTACGCAACTCAAACCCAAAGAACCCTCAATACTGGAGAGCTTCCAATGCTCTCCCATGGGCTGGAATCATATCGTGCATACCAATGGGAGGTTGAAATTGATCTTCCCACCGGCATGTCCGAACCGGAAAGACTAACCCTTGCCGCAAAGCAAGTATCTCAAATCGGATTCGCTTCTGAAGATATTGTTGCAGATCGTGTAAATGATAAGTTTCACTATCCTGGAAAGGTAACTCCGGAATCATGCACAATCACATTTGACAACTTGGTAAAAGGAGACGTTGCTACCAAACTCTACGAGTGGATGCAAAATACCTACGATCCTATCACTGGTACTTTTACTCCTCAGTTCCTTCAGGGGAATGGAGGGTTCAAGACTCACATTAGGATTTACCAACTGGATAATGCGATGTTCCCCGTCAAGCACGTTCACCTCTACGGAGCATACCCTAAGTCTTGGAAACTTGCAGAATTGAACTACGCTACCAACGAATTCCACACGATCG